GTCTGTAGCAATAGGAGGCTATAAATTATGAATGATTACGAAATAAATCAGATGACTAAAAACTTAGATTTAAATCACCAAGAACTTTTAAAGGATATCAAAAAGAAAAATGAAGATATTCAAAACCTTGTAAACACAGTTGAAGCCTTAGAGGATAAATTGATTGATTTACATAAGGACAACACGCAAGAAGAAAAAGACGATTTAAATTATGAATTAGCCAATATTTTAGATGATAACTCTGCTTATGATTTAGTGAGAAAATCAAAAGGATGGGGGGAAAATATTAATGACTAGTTTAATTAATGATTTAAATGATTTAGTCGAACAATTTGAAAGAAAAAAAATATCAAAGAAAGTTCTTTTAGATACTCTTTTAAATATTGTTTCAATCAATATTGGAAAATCAAAAGCAATATTATTTACTCATAAAAATTATAAAGCAGTAATATTAAAAAAAGATGAATTTGATTTTTTATATAATTGGCTTAGTGAAGATTTACACCTAGCAATTAAAGAAGATACTATTAACGAGGCTTCTAAACTTATACTAAAATCAATCATTGAAAGAATTAAAAGGGCTTCTTAGCCCTTTTTGTCTTTGTGTCTATAGCAATAGGAGGCTATTTAATATGAATATAAATAAAACTTTAGAAGAATTAGGAAGTCAAAAATATATTACTGAGCAGAAATTAGAGCTTTTAGAAAAAATGAAAAAAATTAATGATCTTATTTTTTCTGCTCAAGAGAATGTCATTGAAATCCAAGAGCAAGGGGAAAATATAAACGACTTTGAACCTTTCCTTGCAAACTATCCTTTTCAATTATCTTTTGACGAAATTAGAACCAAATGGGGAGATGTCGAAGAAGCCAAACAAATAAAAGATAAGGATATAGCAGAAGCACTAAAGCTTCCTCCAATCAAACTACATTGTAGTGTATTAGCTGAAGATAGTATAAGGAAAGCTATAGAAGATTGGGAGAAGAAAAAAGGGTGTTGATAGATTTTACTAATGAAGCTTTGGTTAAGGCGATTAAGAAATCGGAAGATGAAGGCAGAGATACTATTCGTGTTGGGGTTACTGGTGGCGGGTGTGCTGGCTACGAGTATATTTTTACATGGGATGATAAAATCGCTGAGTCAGATCTTCTCTTAGATTTTGGTCAAATTAAAGTAATAGTAGATAATTTATCAGCAAACTATATAGGCGGCTCAATAATATCATATGAAGAGATAGGCCTTAATTCACAATTTAAAATTAACAATCCTCGTGAAGTAGCTGCATGCGGCTGTGGTGTATCAGTATCATTAGATCCAAATAAGATAAATACTATTGAGGTAAAATAATGTCAGCACTATCAACACAGCCTAGTAATTTAAATTTCTTATCACCACTTAAGTTTACATTTATAGTAAACAAATTACCTAATGTAAACTTCTTTGTACAAAGTGTTCTATTACCTGCTGTATCATTAAACGCTGCTGAAGTACAGACACCTTTCGTTAAAATACCATTAGCTGGTGATCATATTGATTTTACTGAATTTCAGATTGGATTCAGAGTAGATGAAAATATGGAATCCTATAGAGAGTTATTCTATTGGATACAAGCATTAGGTTTTCCTGAAAGCTTTGATCAATATAAAGCTCTAGCCGATGAAGATAGAAGAGTTAACCCTAATGGAAATAAAGAGATACTTTCAGATGGTACTCTTATAATACATAATAGTAATACTAATGCTAATATTAAAGTTAAGTTTACCGGACTGTTTCCATCAACACTATCAGAACTTGCGTTTGATCTAAGAGCTGGTGACGTTTCATATATAGAATGCGTTGCTTCTTTTAGGTATGAAAAGTTTGAAATAGAGTTGATTTCTGAATAAAAAGCACTTATAATTATATTATGACTCTGGATGAACTACTCGAAAACTGGAAAGCTGATGCTGAGATCGATAGAACTGAACTCGGCAACGAAGCTATAAAGATACCACAACTACACTCTAAATATTTTAAATTCTATTCTACCGAAAGGCTAGCGCTTAGAAAGTTAGAAGAAGATGCTAAGATATTAAGAAAGCAAAAGTATGAATGGTTTAGTGGTTCTATGGACTATGAAGATCTAACTGATCTTGGATGGGAACCGAACCCATTAAAAATATTAAGAGCAGACATACCTCAGTATATAGACGCAGATAAAGATATAGTAAGTATTAATCTTAAAATAGCCTATCAAAAAGAGAAAGTTGATTTTTTAGATAGTGCTATACGCTCTCTCAATACAAGAGGGTATAATTTAAGAGCTGCAATTGACTGGGAAAAATTTAAGATGGGAGGCATCTAATGCCATATATTGATAAAACTCCAATAGAGAGTGTTGAGCAAGCTATAAACTTATGGGAAGGTGTTATGCACGATCCTAATTTAGATGGTTATAATGGCTTTGCTTGTATGAAAAAAATTTATAGAGCTAAATGGGCTGCTGAGAAAGCGCTTAAAAAAGTACCGCCTTATCATGGAATGGAAGAGTGGATTGAGGAGAATAAACCTGAATGAATTGTGTGATTGTAGGGTATGGTTTTGTTGGAAAAGCAACAGGAGCATATCTAGAAGATTTAGATATTGATGTTTATGTTCATGACCCAGCAGCTGGCTTTGAAGCTAATAGAGAAAAAGATTATGACTTTGTTTTTTATTGTTTGCCAACAAATGAGAAAGACGGTAAGTTAGATATATCTATATTAGAGCAAGAATATGGTACTTGGAAAGGCGAACAAATTATTAGATCAACCATAGGTCCAGATCAAGTAGATAAGTTTCATGAGCCAACTATGTGGCCTGAATTTTTAAGAGAGATTACTTGGAAAGATCAACTATCACAACCTGAAGTAGAAAATGTTATTGGTAAATCAGGATCAAGCTTTTTTGGATTTTGGTTAAAAGGTATTACAGAAATTACTGAAGTTACTGCTAAAGAAGCAGCTATGTTTAAGATGAGCAGAAATGCTTTCTTAAGTATGAAAGTTATCTTTGCTAATATTTTAAACGATAACTGTAATAAAAATAATATAAATTATTATACAGTAAAAGAATTATTAAAAAGAAATATAGATCCTACTACGCATTAGATGTACCCGGACCAGATGGTAAATTTGGCTTCGGTGGTAAATGCTTACCAAAAGATTCAACTCACTATCAATCACTATCTAATGATACACTCTTTATGGCTGTATTAGGCTGTAATGAGATAGCGAGAAAAATGAAATGATAGTTGGGTTTACTTGTTCTGCTTTTGACTTGCTTCATGCTGGTCATATTGCTATGCTACGTGAAGCTAAATCGCAATGTGATTACCTTATTTGTGGTCTACAAGTTGACCCTTCATTAGATAGAGAAGAAAAAAATACCCCTATACAAACTATAGTAGAAAGATATACACAACTACAAGCTATCAGTTATGTAGATGAAATTATTCCATATGTTACAGAAGAAGATCTTTTAGATATTATTAGCATGTTACCTATTAATGTAAGAATTTTAGGTGATGAATATAGAAATAAAGAATTTACCGGAAAAGAAATCTGCCAAAAAAGAGGTATAAAGTTGTACTTTAATAATAGAGATCATAATTTCTCTACAAGTAGCCTCAGAAAAAAAGTATATGACAGAGAAGATATTCGTAGAAAAGTATAACGAAGCATACGTTAAAGTAAATTGTGAGCCAAGTATAGCATACGAGCTCCAAGAATATTTTACATTTACTATTCCTAACGCTAAGTTTATGCCCCAGGTCAGAAATAAATTCTGGGATGGTAAGATACGTCTATTTAATGTAGCTACACAAAGACTATATGCTGGACTTACTCCTTATATAAGAAAGTTTGCTTATGATAGAGATTATGAAGTAGACCTGGATGATGACCTACACGACGATAGTTATTCAGTAAAAGAAGCATACGACTTCTGTAAACAAGCAACCAATTTAGAACCAAGAGACTATCAAGTAGAAGCTTTTGCTCATGCTATGAGAACAAGAAGAGCTCTACTTTTATCACCTACCGCATCAGGTAAATCACTCATCATATATCTTCTAGCTAAGAAGATGATTGAGTCAGGCAAAAAAATATTAGTTATAGTTCCAACTACATCCCTTGTATATCAAATGCAATCTGACTTTAAGTCATATGGTTATGAAAAAAATATAAGAGTAATTGATGGTACTCAAGATAAATCTTGGCGCAATGATATTTTAGAAGACATAGTAGTATCAACATGGCAGTCTATCTATAAGATGCCTAAGCCTTGGTTTAATCAATTTAGATGTGTTATGGGAGATGAAGCTCATAACTTTAAGTCCAAGTCTTTAACATCCATTATGACTAAGTTAGAAGATTGTGAGTATAGATATGGTTTTACTGGAACGCTAGACGGTACTCAGACACATAAGTTAGTATTAGAAGGTCTCTTTGGTGCAGTTAAGAAAGTAACTACATCTAAAGAACTTATGGATAAAGGTACATTAGCTGATCTTAAAATTAAATGTATTGCATTATCATATCCTAAATCAGAATGTGCTTTGTTAAAGAAAGCATCCTATCAAGAAGAGATGGATTATATTGTAAGCTCTGAAGCAAGAGCTAAGTTTATACAAAACCTTATTTTATCTATGAAAGGTAATACGTTAGTACTATTTCAACTAGTTGAAAAACATGGTAAAGTATTATATAATAACTTAATAGAGCAACAAAAGAAAGACTTATTCGATAGACAGTTTTTCTTTGTTAGTGGTGAAGTAAACGCTAAGATAAGAGAAAATATTAGATCAGTTGTCGAAGATGAAAAAGACGCTGTTATAGTAGCATCGTATGGTACCTTCTCAACTGGTATTAATATACGTAACCTAAATAATATTATATTTGCGTCTCCGTCTAAATCAAAAATTAGAGTATTGCAATCTATTGGAAGAGGTTTAAGAACCTCAGATAAAAAAGATAAAGCTACCTTATTTGATATCTCAGATGATCTATCACATGGAAAGAGACGTAACTATACTCTACAGCATAGCGCTGAAAGAATCAAATATTATAATGACGAGAAGTTTGATTATAAAATATACCAGGTAAAAATAAATGTTTAGTTTCATAAAACTCATTGACGGTACCGCCTTAATTGGTAACATTATAGATGAGTCTGATCAAACATATTTTATAGAAGATGCAGTTGAACTTGGTTCTAAGAATCTTACTACCTTAGAACGACAATATTTTTTTAAGAATGTTTATTCACCATTCTCTACATCAAGTGAAATTATAACTGAAATATATAAAGATCATATTATCTCTGTACATCAAGATATGGATGAATATGTTTTTAGTCATTGGCAGCGATATGTTGCTAAATGGAAAACCCTAAGAGGTGAAGCAACAATATCAACTGAACCTACTAATGAAGTAAATAAAGAAGATGTTGAAAAATTGAAAGCCTTTCTAGAGTATCAATCTCTAGCAAATAACGAGATACATTAAATGGGAAAACACTACGTTGACAACAAACAGTTGTATAAAGTTCTTTTAGATTATAAGTTTGAAAGATTAGAAGCAGAAAAAAAGAATAAACCTAAGCCACCTATTCCTAACTATGTTGGTGAATGCTTATTACAGATAGCTAATAGACTATCTTATAAGCCTAACTTTGCTAACTATATGTTTAGAGAAGAAATGGTTGGTGATGGTATTGAAAACTGTATTAATTATCTTAATAATTTTGATCCTGAAAAAAGTAAAAACCCTTTTGCTTACTTTACACAAATAATTTATTATGCTTTTTTAAGAAGGATTGAGAGAGAGAAAAGACAATTGTATGTAAAGCATAAAGCTTTAGAAAATCATATGATAGAAGATGAGCTTTCAACGCATCATGATAGTGCTTCTGAGACTAGTGGAGTTGCTGTTAGATTAGATACTGACTATATGAAAGAGTTTGTTACTAATTTTGAAGATAAGCTAGAAGATAGAAAGAAGAAAAGAGAAAAAAAGAAAGCAAAAGAAAATTTAGGAAAATTTATAGATGAGTAAGATTGCTATAGTAACTGATATACACTTCGGTGCTCGTAACGATAATCAACGAGTAGCTGACTTTCAAGAAAAATTCTTTAGTGAAGTTTTCTTCCCTTATATCGATAAACATAACATTACTATAGTTGCTGACCTTGGTGATACATTTGATAGAAGAAAGTTTGTTAACTTCTACTCACTTGATAGAGCTAAAAAAATGTTTTTTACTCCTTTGAAAGAAAGAGGTATTGAACTTCATGTACTAGTTGGCAACCATGATTCTTTTTATAAGAATACTATTGAACTTAATTCAATTAACTTACTTGCCGAACACTATGATAATATAGTAACATATCAAGAACCTAAAGAGTGGAATAAATTAATTAAAAAAAAAGATACGTATATAATTGATACTAGAAAACCATTTGAATACGAAGTTGGTACATTTAAGAAATCAATAAATCCAAATATTAATAATTTTAGAGATTTTC